CGGTATTAGTAGTACCATCAGGTACTGTCCCACTAGTTTGAAATTCAGCACCAACTGATCTTGCAAGTTCCGTACCACCAATAGAAATGTAAGAAGGTTCGCCATCTGTATCATTTGTTGTAATACCAGGAGCAACAAAGTATTTAACGTCAGTACCGATGGGGGCTGAAAGAACACCTGTAACTGTAGCAGCAGCACCACCTGTACGTGTACCACCTTTAGCACCAGACCCTGTAATCCAGAACTTTGTATATGTTGCTTTTGTCGTAAATGTTGATAGTACAGCAGTAGTTGTGTCAAACACTGCAACTCCGGGTACTGGTGTAGAAATTACAACATTATCTTCAAACGGATCAAAAGACTCACCTTCTATTACTGCAGTACCATCTGTAGTTGCTTGTAAATTACCGCTTAATGTAAATGACGGTGTTGCAACTGTGTCTGGTAGTGCTTTAATAAAGAATGTTACCGCTTTAGCGCTTAACCCGCTTGTACCAGTGTCTAAATGGTATTCTGTCCCACCTACAGGGTTTGAATTAACTCCATATAAAACCGAATCTTCGTAATCAGGTAAATTGAAGTTTACATCATCACCACCATATTGCGAGCCAATAACAGCAGATAAGTCGCGGTAATCAGCTCCTGCTATTGACTGACCATTACAAAGCAAATATCCACTAGGTACGCTTGATCCCGAAGCAACAGGTATAATAGTTCCAACGGGAATAACAGATGAAGAGTTAAAGTAGACAGTAGCATTTGCTTCTGGAGTGGTCCATTGGAGATTACCATTAGCATCTGAACGTAAAAATACATTAGCACCGCCTAGACCACCAACAGGAAATTGATAATCAACATTGTTAATGTTAATATTCTGTGGTAATTTAAGGTGTGAAACTGAATCAGCAGAAACTCTATCTGTTTTAATTTGCGTACTACTTAACGAGATCTTAGTATTGCTAAGATCAATTGAATTACCTAACGCATTAACAGAAACATTAGCTCCAGAAATTGTACCGACTGAAATAGTACCGTTACTATCATCGATATCAATAGTAGTATCACCAGCCTCTAAAATACGACCAGCTGATAACCAAGTAGACTCTTCGGTGAGTACGTAAAATATATTACTCGTAGATTCAAATGCATAATCTCCTGTAATAGCGTCTGTAATAGTAGAAATATCTGTAACTGACCCCTTCCATTTATTACCTACAACTATACCACCGGCAGTTTGACCATCTCCTACAAACAGACGTTTACCATCAGTAGTGTACCCTAACTCACCTTCTGATAAGGTAACATTAACGCGATCTAAATTATCACCACGACGGACAAGTAATTTAAGAAGGGTGTTTTCGAGAATTTCGATTTTTTTAGCCATGATTTTTATTTTTAGTATGGAAGTTTAAATACTGGGATAGCAAAATTACCACATGTACCAGATGCTATTTTAACAAACCCCGCGGATTTGATAGTTTCGGAGACTTGTGTGCCGCAAGCATTAGCTGATAATACTGATATACATGTTTCACTCGCGCCCCCGTCGCAGAATAAGGAGCCAAAGTAAGGGCCGTTAGTAGTACAACCAGATAAATTTTGCAGAATTGTTGTTTCTGTTGAAGTGACCCTACCTGTACTATCATATACAGCACTATTGAACGGGTTGATAGTAGCCCCTCCAATAGTTTCAAGTCTTATAGTGGATCCATCACCACTCTTTTCAAGTCCGTTACCAAGGGCAGAATCACAGATTGCTTCAGCATCAATGGTATCTGCTGGAGCATTTCTAAACTCTAATTGAGTGCCATCATAAGTAAAAGAATCTGTAGTATATACTCCAATAGGATCAGCACCACCACCACTTAAACCATTACCAATGTTACTAGTACTAACCGTACCACCAATAACACTAAGTTGTCCAGTGCTAGAATCAACTGCAATAGTAGAACCATCAACATTAGCTGAGAGACCAGAGGTTGTATATAAAAGACCACCATTTTCACGAACAACGTTACTACTTAGCTGTGCAATACCAACACCGTTATCAACTATGTGTAATTGATTACTTAAACTATATTCAATAGTTGTGTTATCTGTTTGTGAACCAATAAAGGCCCATGATGATAAATTATCTGCATATGTACCGGAAAGTTGGTATAGAAAATTATTATCATATACTAAATCCCCATTAATTGCATAATTAAGATCTGTTCTACTACCTACAGTTATTGGTGTATGTGCAACATTACCGACGTTAACTCCACCAACTGTAAACCCATCTCCAACCCAAACCCGCTTAGCGTCTGTAGTATACCCAAGTTCACCTTGTTCGAGAGTAATAGCCTGACGCTGTGTATCAGTACCTCTTCTTAATTTTAATTTTACTATTTCAATATCTGGCATTGTTTTAAAATGTTAAGCTGTTCGTTTCCACACATACAAACCAAATGCAGGTGGTAAATTATTATGTGATTGATCACCGCCTGTAGAAAATGTTTTGGTGCTAATTGTCCCACGGTTGCTATCGATATCTGATTTTCTCCCTGATGTCACAGTAGAAGCAAGTAATGGATCGACTAACATATCTACTCTCTCAACACGGTTGTTTTGTTCGTGGTAGTGACTAGGTAGTTCATCTTCTGTTAATGTATGATTATATTCACCTACTGTTATGTCGTCACCAGCTGCTACTGTTTGTGTGGCAGCATTTTTATCCGTTCCTTCCCCTACTCCAGCAATAAACTTACCTTCTGCAACCTGAGTCCAAGTTGAGCCAGTAAATCTTCCTCCAGGGTTAGTATTATCAGTAGAAAAAATAACTGAACCGACTGGGTACAGTGAATCTACTAATGCATCAACTAAATTTGTGCCTAAGCTACCATCAACATCAATTCCTTGACCAGCTCGTCCAATTTTAAGAGAGCTCTTATTACCAAAACCATCATATACATCTTGCAATCCAGATGCCGGAATAGCCTCCCCTTTAGCATGAAGCACACCGACATAAGTATCGGAAATGTTGGTGTTCGTTAATGATTCACTTGCCATACATATATTTATGGTAGTGGCAGTATTAAGCAATTAAATTTCTATAATACCTCCAACAGTATATGACCGTTGTACTGAAGTATCAACATCCGGTTGCACAAAATTAATTAATCTGGTCTGCAGCTCGTAAATCAACTTAAAGCATCTGTTTAAAACACCATTAAGGTTTTCTTCATTACCATGTATATAGAAATTTTCGATTTCTTGTGTTATAAATTTATCAAACTCTACGTTATAATTATAGTCATCAAGCTCTAAAATGTCATTATTATAGGATCCTGAAAATCTACCAATAATATTATTTTTAAGAGTTAAAACATCGTCGATAAGCTTATAAATTTCCAAATTAATAATTGATTGCTGTATAAATCCATCCGGATTTAATGAAAATCCTTCGCTTCCATAGTTAGGGTAGTTAACATCTTTTAGTACTCTTTGATATGATGTAGTTATAGGCTCGTCAAAGAAATAAAGACGGCCATTCGTTAACATATAAGTCTTATCATAGCTACTAGTAGATTGGAAAATTGAGAAACTATTAATTTTAGAATCAAGCAATCCAGTAACTTGTTCTGTGGCCGCGGCCTCCCCAAATTGAGTACCTAAATTCCAAATAAATTGTGCTTGAGAAAAATTAATGTGATTGAAATTCCAGCGATTATTAATAGTTATTGGGTCAGTAGCAACTTCAATAGTCTCATCCGTAAAGTTTAAAAGGTATAGACGCTCAGTGCGGTACTTACCAATAACTTTAGTTGGCCTGGTTTTAAACTTTTTATAAACAGTTTTATTTGTGGCAAAATACCAGTAGTTACTGTCAGTACCTGAAAAGGTTATATCAACTATTTCTTCATCAAGAGCTAATTTATCGTCTAAAACAATTTCCTCTTTAAACCTAAAGTTATCACCACTAAAGCGATATAAGGTTGTTACACGATTGTTAATATCATTAGTAGTTACATCCTTATAAGTTAAAATATATAACGATCCGAAGTCTGGATCGAACCCCATAGCACCTAATGTCTCTATATTAAAGTTAATGGATGTAATACGGGTGATATAGTTAAATTCTTCATCAAAAAGCTTAACTACTTTATTTCCAGAATCAAAAACAGCTACAGTATCGGGATTTACTGCTAATTTGGTTGGCCTTATAAATTTAGTTTGCCGTCTAGCATCTCCATAACCACCGACGAGCTCAATATAGTTACGCTTATTCCTAAGAGAACTATCATTGTTAACGTACCCAGCAATATCGTATCGAAGTACTACATTATTACCAGTATGTGAAAGAAACAGATATTTACTTGTAGATGCAATTCCACCTAGCTCTTTAAATGATAAATTATTTTCTTCTGTCGTTTCGTAACCAGTTGTATCCTCTATAACTGTTAAATCGGTATTCGAACCAGTAAGACATATAAGATCGGAAGATGTGCAGACAAACAAAGAGAATCTATCATCAAAATCTAAATTAGTTTGAGCAGTAGCTCCTACAACATATCCAAATGCACTTAAATAGTGACTATTCTCAAATCTAATATTGTCTACAAACTGTGGGGTTTCTGTATCCGATGTTCTTATTTCAAACGCTGTTAAAGTATTAGAAGAGAGAGATGCATATCTCAATGACTCCGTATATGGTAGCTTATTAGAGGAGATAAATAAGCGTGAGTAAACAAACGTATTATTCTTCCGTAAATTATCTAATTTAAATTTAAATAAATCGTAATTAAAATTATCGTTGAGATTAAACGTGCAATCGTCTATAGTTGTTGGTAGTGATATTTCTATATCACTAATTACCCGATCTGTAAAATCGTTAGTAAAAAATAAATCAGTGGCAAAAGTATTTTTAGAAGATAAAGCCTTACCAGTTGTTACCTCTCGTGCAACCCCATCTACTGTTTCTGCAAAGCCGTAAAAATCCGAGCCTGTAAGTGTAAATAATTCACCAGAGGTATAAACTTTTTTATATGAAGTATAATCAGTAATCATCTTTTAATAATCTTTAAATACAATATCATTTATCGTAACACCAACCGGTGCAAAATTTCTAGCTTCAGCTAAAATAGATGTTTTTATTTGCTCACGTATAACCGGGTCAGTAATATTGAGATTCTTCACAACAACGTCAATAGTGTTTGAAGAATTAGTTCTGTTAAACTTAAAGAACTGCTGAATTTCGGTTTTCGAAGTTCGTTGACCTGCAGGTAGTGATAACACTATATCATCAATTCGTTTTTCTAGCAAGTATAAAGCATATACTAATTCTGTATCAATAGCTTCATTATAAACAAATGGATTTCTTACAATAAGATCTTTGGTGTAATAATACCCTGGTTGTTTGAGATATGTTGATAGATCCATATTACTCTGGAATCCAGTAGATCCAATAAATAATTCATCACTAAATATATCTTGTATCATATATTTACCAGGCGCAAAAGTTTGATTGTCGTATAACTCAGCATTAATATATAGCGTTGAATTGCCCTGCACTGTATCTAACCTATATGTAAAGTTATAGAACCCAGGTTCGAAGTCATTAGGATCAAACGAAATAGTTTTAGTAAGAATGTCCTCATTATCTAGATAATTTCTTAATGTTAATTTAAAATCAATTGATGTTGAATCATACAAATGATTAATTACATTATAATTTGTTAGTTTAGAACCGGGGGTGTTATGACCAAATGAAACTCCTGATAATGCAATAGCTGTATTATTTAAATTTTTGTACATGTACAGGTTATCTTCACTATCTTTTGCAAGTACAATAGGGTACTGATTATTTATACCATTTACATATTCATTTACCCAATCTATTGATATAAACTCACCACCAGAAAGTCCTTCCGACAGGATTGTATCTGGCTCTGTATCAGAACCAGCGCTATCAAGACTACCGATTGATCCGGATAATTCAAAAACGCCGCTTGTATTGAATACAAAATATTCAGAGGACTTTAAGATATAAACTTTATCTTGCGCAACTAAGAAGTCTTTAATATTCGACTTAAGGAAAGCTTCTGGAGCTCCATCTAAATTATGCTTAACAATAAAATTGCTAACCTGATAAAATACAGTTGAATCGTTTTCCCAGTTGTTATTACCACCAGGTAGTTTATAGACCGTATCGTTATATTCTAATACATTATCATACAAGCAAAACTCGTTTTCATATACATCAAATTCATCTGCTGAAAGAGTGGAAACAGAAAATGTATTTGTGTTAATACGTCTTACCTTTTGATCACCTGAAATAAAATCTATATGATCGTGCATTTGATAGTATCCAATATACTCTAGAATATCACTACCACAGTCTAGCTTAATTTTATTACCTTGTGTGTTAACTTTATAAAATAAATTTCCAGAGGTGGTGACAATGTAATCATCTAAAGCACTTCTTTTAAATACCTGTTTAATCTTAGTTTTGAACTCAACTTTATTTCTTAATTCAAAGTCAGTGTTAAAAATATATAACGTTTGATCACTTACGACGTGAATAAATGGTGTAACAGTTTGATCTTGGAAAATACCAAATCCGCGATTGGTGTTGTTGCCTAGTAATTCAAATCCATACTTATTAGCAGGATCTAAATACATATCAAAGTTTAGAGTAAAGTTTTTTGTTTCATCAATACTGTCAGAAACATTAAATACACTGTACCTATCGCCATTAAAAGTAAGTTGGTTGGTATCAACCTCCGTACAGTAGTTTTCTGTTTCACCCCTTACCTCCTTAGATGTAATATAGCTGTCAAAAGATGAAATTAATGGAGATGAACTTTCGATAATCTCTCTTATATCAGCATTACCAATACGTTGGTATTTAATTGCAATATTAGGTTCAATGGCTGCATCACTTAACTTATCAAAGAACTTTTCTCGGTTAAGTACCGCGTCAGAAGCATTGAGCGTTAATGTATCGACACTATCATAAAAAGATGGTGCATAAGTAGGAGTAGCAGATAGCGCTGCACCTTTAGAGATTTTATCAGGGTAATAATATCTGTCAACCCATACACCAGCTTCACCCAAAACACCACCTGACAGCCAAGTGCAGAGATATCTGCCGTTATCATACTGAGTCGTATTCTGTCTCTTTATAAAAATTTTATCTGACAATACAGGTGTCGGCCCAGCAAATGCTCCATTATAAACAAATTGTGTATCATTAATATTGAGCTTTTCATATGGGTAAATAGATGAAGGTGCTATAAAGAATGTATCCGTTCCATTTTCAATAAAGACATCTTTATCGTAAAAACTGTAATTGAGATTAATTTTATCTAAACCTTTTTCCTGATCGTTACCAGAATTTATATTATAATACTCACGTGGGTCACGGCCTAGGCCAATCGAACTATCAACCATATTTGAGCCACGTTTGATATAGTTAAATTCTGATCTATTGGTGTCTAGTGAAAAATAGTTTATTGGTAGTGACTCTGCAGAAACTGTGTTGTAAGCAGTAGTAAATACATATTGCCCATCCTCATTAAAACTACTAGTCTTTGTATCGAGAATTAAGTTAGATGATGTTTTGTTGTTATAAGATATAAAACTCTTGTTAATGGAATTTACATTTTGATCTAATGTATAATCAATATGCATTAGATTATCAAGCCCACGATTTAAACTGCCTTGTACTAATGGAGTGAGAACTAGCTCGCCTCCACTTAGCGTAACAATGTTAAGAACACTATCTTCAAATTTAAACAATTGTAAATACCCATCACTATCTAAAACATATCTAAACACATCACTCTGCTCACGAGTAATGTCTCTATAATTGTCTGTGTTTTGATAAAACACAAACCCATATGGGAGATTGGTCTCCGGATCAACCCCGTTATTATAGTTAAGATAAAAATCAAACAATCCATTATTATGCTTAATTCGGCATAAGTTGTTATTTAATGCTTCTATTTCGAAAAAATAGTTATTAGCGAATAACCCAGTTTTGTTAAGAGGTTGTATACCTAATGCTTTTTGATCATTAGTTTGATCTGCGTTACTCTTGAAAATGTATAAATATTGACGCGGCTCATTATTTGGTCGCTCAAACCCAATTTTTGTTACTAAAGAGGTTGTCTCATCACTACTTGTAGATGACAGTGATATAAAATTCTCTAATTTATTTTTACCAGTAAGGTAAAAAGAAGAATAGTTATTTATTCTACTATCACGTGCACCTGAAAGAGCATCAATAAGATTGACATTTAACCCCTGCTCTAGAGTTGATTTAGTTTGCTCAATAGAGATATATCTATCATTATATTCTGCATTAGGAAATGCAATTGAACTAACTGAGTATGTATTGGTGTTCGCCATTTACATACATATTTAATGGTACAAACATGAAACACAATTAATTATTCAAGAAAGTGATATAGGTCGCGTTATTAAACTTCGATTGTAGGTTGGCAATAGTATTGCTAGCGGATGCACCTACCATCTGGGTTGAAGTAATGCCGAGCTTTTGTATATTATCGTAATAGCTTTCACGAATCAATTTAATGGGCTGGAAAACATTAGCGTAAAATCCGTTGTTGTAGTGTATTAAAAATTGCGCAGTTAAGTTAGTGAAATACGAACTTGTAGATGGTACATATGTATGCTCATACTGATTTAAAATAGTTCCACCAACCTTACCATATAGAACTTCATCAAAAATAGATTTAGTTTTATAATCGAAGACAATATCTTTTTGAGCATATTGTATAGAACTGGAATCACCCCAATTGATATCTAATGTAAGGGCTGAATTGATCGCTTCAGATATACCAGTTAATACAAAATTTATTGTAGGAGCTCCTTTGAATGATATTTCTTCCCCATACACATTTGTATTTTCTGTTATGGAAGAAAGGTTAATAAAAATCGTACTCATTATACAGTAAAGGTGAAGTGTCTAGAATCTCTGGTAAATGATCCATTACTTGCTGAAATAAAGCTGAAGTTTGTAGTATCGCCAAAGGTTGAGGTTCTGGTAATATTATTTAATGGTTCATATCTATTTGAATCAACAACGATAAGCTTATTATCCGACATCTTAAACGAAGCATCAACTAAGTGAGTGAAATCGTTTTTATCGCATACAATGTATGTCAATTTAAATATATCATTTAAGCTATTATAAGTTAGTTTAGGAGTATGTACAGAATCCGGAGTGTAATTTCGAGATGAAAGCGATTCTACATTTAATTCAAAAGCACTTAACGTCGTATCATCTGTACCAGTTGGGTACAGCTTAGTTGTTGAATTTTGTTGAATATTATATTCGTAAATTTCTGGATATACAGCCTTGTAGTTATCAGCGAGAGGTGCGCATGTATCATTAGCATTATCTCTAAAGCGTGCAAAATAAACTTTACCAGTTTCTTCGTTATAAAATCTATTAGTAAATACTTCAACCATATTAGCACTATTAACTGAAAATATAGTATTAATAGTTGATGGACGAGTAAATGCCCCTTCCTTATATGAAATTTTGTCAATAATGAGGGTTGACTTTGTTTCGAGGAATATAGTATTTTGTATAATATCAAAATCTAGAACCTCATGATTAATTTGATTTTGAATTGCTGACGAATACTTTGTAATAGTTTTATTAAGTGCAGATGACAACAACTCGGAAGTAGAGTATGTACCATTTTTAACATAGAGATTGCCTATCAATGTTTGCTGCTCTTCTTTCGTGAGAGATGTATTTGATGAAGTAAGGTTAGATATAATAGTGGAGCCTCTCGAGTCGGTATTGTCTAGATAGCGGTAGTTATCCGAGTATATAAAGTCATTAGGTAATACAACCTCATCTGTAAAGTAACCACCTTCATATCTCCTATACTGTGCACCAGCCGAAAGGTAATATCTTACATCAGTTTCAAAGGTAAGTTCTCCGTTTTCAGCAATAATATTAAAGTCAGATTCTGTTGTAATATCGGACAGGGGTGTTTGTTCTGTTTGAATATCAACAGGCGTCGGGAATGTACCCTCTACTAAAACGGTGTAATAATAATTTGTAGATGCTGGATAACCAGGTCCTAAACCTGTAAGCGGATTAGGTAGTTCGCTGCCATCTAAAAATGTAAATGCACCACCGTCACGCCAGAATGGTAGTAAGTTTCTGGTATCTTGGAGGAGTTCTTGATATGGGTAAAACTCTCTCATATATAAAGTGAGAGGAGTATCTAGAGCGGTTAATCCGTTTGTATATGTACTGAGTCCAGATCTAATGGTTGTACCATTAACCGCTGTCAAAGAATAGTTAAAATTATAACCTTCATCGTCATCAAAAAACGTATGACCGTTTAAAAGCAAATTTTTAATTTGTGAAGATACATCCGTATCAATAGGCTTTAAAGGTTCTGTTTTAAATAATGCATACTCATTACCATATATATCAGTTTGATATTTT